CCGCAGGTAATTCCTCTCCGGCCTCCAGCGCCGCCTCCCACGTGGGAAACAGGTCGGGCATGTCCAGGGCGTAGGTGTCCGGGATGGCCGCGCTGGTGGCCGCATAGGCCCGCATAGCGGCGGCGTACTGCGGCGTGAGGTCGGGCGGCTGGGGCTCCGGCTCGGGATCCGGGGGCCGCTCGGTGGGGGTGATGCCCACCAGCTTGCCGTCCTCAATCTGGAGGTCACACCAGCCCAGGGTGGCCCACACGTTGGCTTCCAGGTGGGCGGGCACCTCTATGTAGCCATCCAGCCAGCAGGCGCTCCGCCCGCTCTGGCTCTGGATCGGGTGCTGGCCGGTTTCCAGCGGTTCAATTTGGATGATGGTCATATTTGATTCACCTCTTATTTCTAAACTATGGCATAGTAGTGATATACAACTCCAGATGCATTAAATTGTACATCTGCTGCACTAGTCGGGCTAAGGTCATAATACCAACTAAAAGTTTTTCCATCCGCCGATTTTTTACCGTAAGTATCTCTTGGATTATAATTGTAGCCCATGCCAAAACCAAAGCCGCTTGTATACTCAGTAGGGATAATACTGCTTGGAATAATATTACAAATATCAGAATCGCTGATACTTGTATACGAATCCGTATGTTGAATACCATAAATACAGAGTAGTTTAAAGGGTTCGGCTAAGGTTATTTGATTAGGGTTGCTTTTGCCTGATTTTCCCGTTCCCACATAGCTCCCCAAAATAACCCTCGCCCCCGCGTGCTCGTCCACGTACTGCTTGTTGGCGGCGTCGTTTGGACTTCCCGGCAATGACAAGTTTTTGATCTGGCCGTTATGGAAAATAAGCGACTTCTGATCATTGGAGTTCTGACCGAAAATGATCGTATCTGCGAGAACTCTAAGTCCCCACGTGGAATCAAATACAACCTGTGCTCCGTTTTCACTCCCAATATATAAGGCACTCCCACTAGAACTATCTACCCCTAATATAAGGTTGCCAGTTACTACGCCGCCAGCCAGCGGCAGGAATGGAGCACTTTGCATACCAGCCAGAGCGGTGTTAAACTCCTCTTCGGTTCCGGTATATCCTTTCTCTTTTGCCGCCTGATAGGCGGACTTTCCAGGTGCGCCGTCCTTACCGGGCAGGCCCACCCCGGCAACTTTTTTGCCGTTTACAACGATAGCCATGTGCTACACCTCCACCCATTGCCACATATCCGGGGTATCCGGGGCCCACGTGCAGGGAATCATGTCCCCGCCCTCTGCCACCTTGTAGACCTTGCCGTTGTAGCTGTAGTGCTTACCCACATGACAGTCCATGCCGTACACCCACGGGATGGGGTCGTCCTCTGTGCCCGCGTGCTCCCGGTCAATAGGACGGTAAATGGCAAGCATGCCGTCGTCGTGCGGAGGCATCTCCTCTTGAGGAGTTACCGCCTGCACCACCCTGTAGAGCTGGCCGCCGTCGTTTAGGATACGGCCTGCGGGTAGCTCCTCTCCGGCCTCTAGAACCGTCTCCCACGTGGGGAGCAGGTCGGGCATGTCCAGAGCGTAGGTGTCAGGTATGGCCGTGCTGGTGGCCGCGTAGGCCCTCATAGCGGCGGCGTACTGTGACTGCATGCTCGGCTCTGACGGTTGGGGGACTGGCTCTGGAACCGGCTTGTTGGTCAGGGTCAGCAGCGTACCAGCGTAGGTCTGCCGGGTATAGTTCCCTGCATCATCCTCTGACAAAAGAAACCCATCATCCCGGTACATCTGGATTTTGCCTGTCACCTCTCCGGGGGCTGGCGTGACCGAAAGATATTTGATGGTATCCTCTGTCACAACCCGGCGGGAGACACTGTATTGCTTTTCGCCGATTTTTAAGTACATGTTACCTCCTCAGAAACAGAAGCAGAATGGTACACCTGAAGCCCAGCTTGCCGCCACACCTGTTGCATCGGCTGTTCCAGTGTTTTGGACAAAGCAGAAATAGGGTGTCTCTTTTGCGTATGGAGACCGTTCGTTCCACCACTTTGCTACTCCATTATAATTTTTTACTTTACTGTTCCCTGTTTTGTAGTAGTTGTACTGTGTTCCTTCTCCTCCAAAAGAGTAAGTAGTAACTCCAAAAACCTCAATTTCCGAAGGTAAAAACAAGTCATCCTGTGTGGTTACAATCGTGCTGATTTTATCCCCTGCGCTGGTCAATTTGTTAACTGTTCTTATCCCAGCCTGTACCTCCGACGGGAGCAGAGCTTTCAGCGTAGGCAAGACCCATGCCCTCATCTGGCAGTCTTTCCAGCCTCCAACATTCGTGTTAGCCGGATTCATGGAGTATTCATGCCCATAGCAGTCATGCAATTGGAAGGTCAGCGGCGCTTTGCCCGTCCCGTCTGACAGATCATCGTGGTTCTTTCCGATGATGTCGATACGGTATGTCCTGCCGCCGATGTCCATGTCCTTGTAGCAGGAGCCATCAGATACCCAGGTGTCCGGCACCTCATTGGCGTGGCATGCCTCGATGATAGCGGCCCAGTCATTGTTTGCAAACACAGGGTCATATGTTTTGTTGGAGGGTAGCCCTCTCAACATGAAGAACACCATCAGGCCGACACCTCCTTTTTGGTAAATTGGAAGTCGTAAGGAAGGATCAAAGCGGGGCGGATGCCTGCGTCAGTGTTTGCTCTCCAGATGCTGCTGTCACCGTTAGTTCGGGTATACCACACGTAGTTGGCATCGTTGGTGTACGGAGAGCGGAGCCACCAGTTTTCAGCATTACCATTTCGATTTGCAACCCGTTTGCTGTTGGCTAATGAATTTGTGCCGGACTCGAAGTAGGTCAGTTTTGCACCATCTACAGGGAAGTATGGGCTCGTAATGGTGCTCCATCCGACTTCATAGCCGGACAGCAGAAAAATCTTGCAAGACAGCCCATTTGCTCCGGTGCTGTCTGTTCCTCCTATTCCGCCTTCCTGCCGATACGGGATTTTAACCTGCTTGAGGGCCGACTTAATGTTAGAATCGTACTTCAAAAGCATTGTGCCGTTTAGCCAGCTCTGGATATCGGATTGCTCCAGGTTGTTGACTTCTCCGGAATCCCATATCCGATTTTCAGAAATGTCTTTCCTCAATAGCCATGTCCCTTCGCAGGACGCATCATAAAGAGGGCTGTCCTCCGGTATCCCCTGGTTAACCACCAGATAGTCCACCGGGGTTCCTTTCTCGTTGAGCCGCACAATCTTTCCGACCTCAAGGTCGCCCGCAGAAATACCGCTTGAAGCAGGAACAAAAAAGCGCGATACATATACCATCAGGACACCTCTGATTTTAGGAATTTAAAGTCGTAAGGGAGGATTAAGGCGGGGCGGATACCGTAGGAATTATAGGAATAGCCATTACCATAACTTCCATCAACGGAGATGTACCAATTACCAACATTATTCGCATTTGATGGAGAACGTGTCCAGTAAAGCCCATTCGTCATGTTGAATTTCGCAATTCTTTTGCTCCTAGCATCAGCGCCATCACTATCAATAAAGTAAGATAGTTTTGCTCCATCTATTGGGAGGTATGAGGACAGGCTGTTATTTAATCCAATTTCATATCCGCTTATTGGAAATACTCGGCATTGCAGACCGTTTTCTCCGCTGTTAACTGTAGCAGAACCATTCCAAACACAATACGGCACTTTCACAGTTTTAATGGCTGCTTGAACTGGCAAATCGTAGTCCTTCATATATCCAGACATAGTGCTCAAAATGCTGGAACCAGGAAGCGCATTTCCTCCACCAGAGTTAAACGGTCCCATCTCACGGATGTCCTTCCGTAGCAACCATGTCCCCTCACACGATGCATCATATAGATTGGACGGTATGCCCTGATGTACTACCAGATAGTCAATCGGGACCCCGCTTTCATTTAGATGTACTACCTGTCCTATCTCCAAATCACCAGCAGAGATCCCCATATCCCCAGTTGGGCCGCCCCTATGCAAGAACACCATCATCCCACCCCCACATTGACCGGGATGTTGACGGCCGGGGCCTCTGCCGCGTAAAAGGTCAGTGTCCCAGCTCCCTGCACGGCGTTCTGCGCTGATGGCCCCATCCAGGCGTTCAGCGCCTCTGCGTCCGCGTCCAAATCTGTACCACTCAGCGCTACGTCTACACTCACTACCGCTGTGTCTGCCGCCACAATGGAGCAGGAAACCGTCTGGCTGTACCTTCCGTTCCCACCTTGCGTCCACCCGCTGGACAGCAGAGTAATTGTGGTGCTCTTGGCCGGATCTCCTTTGCTGTTCCAAGCGCTTTTTTCTGTATCGCTTACTGTTCTGTGGCTTTCGTCTGTTGGTAGGTCTGCCAGCTTTGTACTGTTGGGTAAAGCCCCAACCATATTAGCCGTGTAATCCCCCTCCTGGGGGACAACTGCACCAGATCGTCCGTTGAAGGTGATCACACCGCTGCTACCTCTGCCCGCCAGCTCGTCGATCGCCCCCTGCACGTTTGTAGCCTCCAGGCCGCTACCCGTGTTGCTGTAGCCCACCTGTTCGGCGGAGAGGTCGCCGCCCTCTCCGTCTTCGGTTACTTCGATGGGGTACGGCCCTTCGCCCAGGCTCTCCCCCATCTGCATCGTGCCGCCGCCGGGGATTGAGAGCCAGGGCGCAGCCGTGGCGATAGCGGCTAACTGGGCGGCGTACTGCTCCAGTGTGGTGCCCTCCGGGGGTTCTATGCCCATAGCCTGTAGTGACGCTGCGATACTTGCCTTAGCAGCGGACAGTCGGTCAATTTCTCCCTGGATACTCATGTCACACCTCCCGTCAAATGGCCGCCAGGGCCTCCTCAATGTCGCCCGTCAGGCTCACCGAGCCTCCGGTGGTGTAACCAGCAGGGACGGCAAAGGAGGTTGTGGTCAAGCCGTCAATCTCCCCGGATACTGCCCCATTGTTTGCCATTGAGCCAGTGACCTTCGCGCCTTTTGCGTAAGCGGTCTTGCCATTAAGGATATCCCCGGCAACCGCTGTGCCGTCAGAGGTGTCCACATAAGCCTCCGGGATGGCCGCTACCTCAACGGACGTGAGCACCTTCCCGTCCGTAGGCTCTACCGTTTGGACAGACTTGTTGGGCGTAACACTCTTCGTCTCCGGGGTGATCTGCACCTTTCCCGTCCCGCTGTGATACCCCTTCGGGATGGTGTAAGACAGTTTTTCCGGGGTCAGTGTTTCAGTTGCCGCCCCGTTGTTTGGCATGGTACCTGTGGTGGTCTTGCCTGCCTTGTCCACAAACACCTTGCCAGTCAATACGTCAGCGGCGGTAGCCGTAACGGCGGATACGTCCTGGTAGTTCCCGGGGATGGCGGCTACTGTCACATCGGACAGGCCATAATAGCCGGGGTCGGGCGTCACATTCTGCTGGGACTTGGTTGGCGTGACAGTCTTGCTCTGGAGGTTATAGTTTCCGCCGCCGGACACCCCAGAAACCGTTCCGCTTCCGTTGTGGTAGCCTTTGGGGATGGTATATGTATCGCCCTCTTGGACGGTGGCAGATACCGCGCCTCTGTTCTCGATTGCCTCAATCTCTGCGGCCAGCTTGGTCAGATCGTCCGTGCCTGTGCCAATACCCAGTTCAACGGCCTTTGACCTGATAGCGTTCCGCGCTGTTTGGATTCTGCTGATTTCAGTTGCTACACTCATGCTTTCCCACCTTTCAAATTGTCCCTAACAGGATTTCGATATTGCCTACCGTCTCCTGGACCGCTGCTGCGGTAATGGGGAGCGTATTATCACCTTCGTCAAAGCCGTTTACTGTGTCCACAGATAACGTCCTTGTGTCTCTGTCCAGCTTTAGCCCGTGCCCGATGTTGTAGGATGTACCTCCTCCACCCTCCGGTAAAGGGATATCCGACGCCTCATACTGGCCACTGTCTGGGTTCCAAATCTCCCAAAATCCATCCAGGCCGGGCCTCGGGGGATGCTGGTTCAGCTCTGTGATACGCTCCTCCATCTGCTCAAATTCGGAGGGCAGGGGAGGCGGGAAAGCATCTACAGCGTTAATGGAGTCATGGACCGTTGCGTAGAATATATTACTGTGCCGCACCTGCTCCCCGAGTGTACCCCTGACCTGCATTAAATACTGGCCGTCATCAGCCAGCATGGAGGCCGTCAGCAAGGCGGAGTATACTTGCCCGACGCGCTGGAGCTGGATAATATTCTTCTGACCATCCTTCTCCACATCCACCTTTAAGTCCCACTCGTCTGGGAGGTCGGTGGAGATTTCGAAGGCTACAGCCCCATTGTCGCCCTCAAACCCGAGGCAAAATTTAGGCGGGGTGCAGATGTACCAATTTGTCATGCTGAGCATTATGTCCCGCCCCCATCCATAGCGGCCACCTTGTCCAGAAGGGCATCGATCTCCTCACCGCTGTATTTGCTGGTGTAGTATTCGGTTGGTTCTTCTGCCGCTTCTCTGGATGATAATTCCCGCTCAAGTGCCGCTACACGCTCCTCCAGAGTCAGTTCCATTTTCTCACCTCACACAATTAGCCGACGGCCAAGCTTGTCCAGAACAACGCGGCCATTTTTATCTTTCACTGGGCCGGAGACTATCTTTTGGGGAACGCCATAATACAAAATAATGCATCCATCCATTGAGCTTCCCCCGTTTCCTCCTGCTCCACCAGTTACAACTGAAGCCTTTTTTACAAAAATGTCGGCATCGCACCGAACAGTAAGATCTTCTGTTTTACTGTCTCCGCCTGCACGATTAGACCATTTTCGTTTATTGGTTACTGAAAGTCTTACCGATCCACATACTCCAGCGCCGCCACCACCGCTTCCACCGCTTCCGCCTGAACCATACGATGATGCATTCTCTCCATCTTTACCTTTTCCACCGCTTCCACCTCCATGTTGATATGCCTCCCCCTCTGCGTCTGCTCCATTAGATGAGCCTGCGCCAGAGCTTGGCCCTTTAAAATTTACATTGGCTTTGGTGGCTATTATTGCAGGGCCACCATTTTCTCCGTTTCCTCCTGCGCCACCGCCTCCCGCACCACCACAATCTGCCTCACAATTTGCCTCTGCATTAAACCAAAGAGTATTAATATTGCTTCCTGAGAATGTTTTTCTGTCAGAGTATTCTCTCTGGCTTATTCCTTCTCCGCCTTTTGCAGATCCAGCATCCTTGCCAGGCTCACCAGGGCCTCCACCATCTCCTCCATCCATTCCATCTTTTCCTGCTAAAGCATATGTTTCTCCTGTAACTGTATCAACATATCCAAGGTTATTTCGATTCCCACTGACAGACGAAAGCAATCCAAATGTTGTGACACTTTCCCCTCCATAGCCAGTTGCTTTGCCACAAGAATACGCTATTTTTTGACCGCCCACGACATCGAGCGATGACTGGAAAATTCTACCTCCAAGGCCACCAAGACCTTTCTTTCCACCTTTCCCTTCCGATTGGCTTCCAAGCGATACTGATGCTGTAGTCGAAACAAATGTATTTTCAGGTACAGAACTAGTGTTACTAGAGTAATCGCTAGCAGCTCTGGCAATATTACCAGATTCTCCATTCCCTCCGGGTTGGCCGCTTTGCCCACCATCAATCAAAACTGCTCTTACATATGTTGTCCCTTCAGGAACAGTCCACTCGCCTGCGCCTGTAAGAACTACACGGTTTTCGAGTAATTCAGTTTCCTCTATTTTTAATGGTACATATCCAACAAGCATCTCCGAACTTGATTTTAATGTGTTTGAGATGGTAATGTCTTCTTTTTCAATGCAAGCCGTAACTGGCTCTTTGTTATATGGGTCCCACGTTAACACACGGTTCCCCGTTGACTCCCCATTATAAACAACTGGTGCGTGGATAGATTGGGCATGCTTATAGTAATTTTTCATTCGATCCGCAACAGCCGCAGAGTTTGTGAGCGATACCAACGTAGCATTTTCGACCTTCTTTACATTTGGCTCTTTGGCTGAAACAATATCACGTATGATTTGGCTCTTGTTGTGCGTATACTTTGTTCCAGTAAGCTTCCCAGACCCAGATGTTAGTTTCGCGTAATTGGCCCCACTCTCTAAAATAGTAAAGCCAGATGCAGACAGGTCAAACACAGGGTCATCAAATGTAACAATTTTCCCTTCTTCTACAGACCCTTCAAAAAGTGTAGATGACTCACCAGATTTTATATATTGATGTTCCGTAACAATTACTTGGGTTACTTTGGCCGCGTTAGTGACGCTCGGGCCCTGATACATTCGGTCTAAACCAAGGTTCCCGCTAATTCCATCCCAAAGGGCCGCAATCCGAAGAACTCCATTTAGATCAGTTCGAATAGTTGCGCCAATTGCAAATAGAACCTGTGACAAGTTATCCCTTGCCGTAGCGATAGGTAACCAACCATACAATTTTATGTCTGCTAAATTTGTTTTTATCTCGTATGGTATTGTGCCGCATATGGAAGCAAGAAGTTCGGATGCAGTCTCGCCAGAGTAGATTCCTCCATAATGCTGATTTTCAGATAAAAGCCCAATTGCGCTTGTTGCAGATATCTTATATGTATTGGGCCCGTTCCGGTCAATGGATTTCACATAAAACACACCGGTCTGAACGTCATCATAAAAGTAGACAATCGGAGCGTTTCGTTCAAACTCTGTAATTGTTCTGTCCTCAGTTTCAATTACGACAGATAAGGTATTGGCTTCCAGAGAGGAAGATAGAAGAGATGTTGCAATATGAAGATTTCCGCTTTTAATTTTGTTGCCCTCAAAAACTCTGTCGCCATACACAATTTTGTTTTTGTTTGCCATCGCCTATCCTCACCTTTTACGGCTTGACCTGTGCGTCTATCGGGACAAAGCTTACCTCTATTTCTCCCCAATAATTTACGCTACCTTCTACCTTCTCCATGTCTTGAGATGCGCTAGTATAATACGCCTCGTAGGAGATGGTTGTCTGTCCGTCCGCAGCCTCCAACATAACGCTATCATCGACTGAGTGTTGGTACAGATAGTCCCAAAAGGTATCCAGACCTTCGTAATTGTCTCCTCTGCGAAACACTGTAATCTTATGTCCAAGATAGGTTCCAATAACATCACGTATCATTCGACCGGAAAGCACTCGGCCTGCATTATCTCCATCTAGTACATTGAAACTTCGATTATAAGTCGAAATTGCAACATCTGCGTCAAACTCAATGCCGTTCAATTTGATATAGCTCATTTAACCCTCCACCAAATTTACGCCGATACGCTGAACTTCGCTCTGAGTTGCTTGATAAGATACGCGACCAAGCACCTGCTTGTCGATTTCCAAGATAACTGTATTGGAGCCGCCGCCACCATATCGCTGCATCCCACGAGCAACAGCGGCTTCAATCTCAGATGTTGGAGCCTCTATATTTGTCCCGCTCTTTTGATCTCCCAGTACGGCGAGGAACTCTTTATTAGGCGGTATGACCGCGCCTTTTGCAAGGGCAGGAACGTCATCAATTGAAAGCCTTGGTACTGACATTCGGCCTGAGCCGGATCTGGCTGAAAAGGAACCGCTACTTGTTTTTCCGCTACTGTTTAATGCTTTGAGCGCAACGCCACCGCCTAAAAGGGCTATTCCAGCCAGCAAGAAAAACGGATTAAGCGTCATTGCTCCGATTGCCACTAATGCAATACCAGCGAGCAGGAGCGCCGTAGATACCCACTGAGATACCTGATCAAGCTGCAACACTTCAACCCAACTTTTCATTTCAGTGCTATTGGATGCAGCTAATGCCGTACCAGCAATAAACAACCCAATTCCAGCAACTAGCAAGGCAATGCCGATCCCCTGCATACCTGGAACCAGAATCAAAACGAGGCCAATTATTGCAATGTACGGCGATATCTCTACCATTGCCGCGGACAGTGCAAAAACGATAGTATCAATTAGCGATTCGCCGCCATCCATTTCCATCTTGCTAAATGCAAAGATCGCAATACCAAGAACAATTAAACCGATTCCTAGGGCAATTTGACCTGCAACCAAGAGCACTATGCCAATTATGGCAATCCATGGGCCAATAACTTCTGCGGCCTCTTGCAATCTCGTTAGGATATTTTGTATAAAATCCCCCTCATCGCCTGCGGCTTTACCCACGGCCCAAATCGCCGCACCTGCAATAATGAAGGAAATACCCATTAAGATATTCCCCATGATTACAAGGAGAACACCAAGAACCGCGATCAGGGGGCCAACTACTACAGCCGCCTCCGAAAGTCTTGTTTTTATGTTTTCAACAAAATCCCCCTCATCGCCTGCGGCTTTACCCACGGCCCAAAGGGCTGCTCCAGCGATAATAAACGCCACACCAAGTAGGATGTGTCCAGTGATGACAAGAAAAACACCTAAAACGGCAATCAGGGGACCAATGACTGCGGCCGCCTCCGAAAGTCTTGTTAAAATATTTTGGATAAAGTCTCCTTCGTCTCCAGATGCCGCCCCCGTAGCCCAAATTGCTGCGCCCATAATGATTAACGAAATGCCAATAAGAATATGTCCCGTAATAACCAAAAGAACGCCAATCACGGCAACCAGAGGCCCGATAATAGAAAGGGCCTCACCAAGCCCTCCTTGTAATAACGCCTTTATAGCTTCTGGATTCGATGTAACAGCATCCACAATAGCAAGCGCACCAGCTACCATCAAGGCGAGTCCGACCGGGATACTTGCTCCTGTAAATACAAGAATTGCACCAATTGCAAGGAGGGCAGCACCAGTAAGTAGCTCAAGGATGGCCGAAAGGGCATCCTGAATACTGGTTTTTACAATAGAGAAATCTGGCTCGATTGATTGGTCCTGTTGTGCCTGATTTTCGCTTTTATTGCTGCTCCCTGAAAGCTGGTTGATTTCATCAAAAGAAGCGAGCGATTTCCCGGCCTCCTCAGCCGCCTCACCCGTTTTTTCAAGTGCTTCTGTTTCCTCATACAGATTTTCAGCGGAGTCCGCAGCTTTCTCTGCTGTTGTACCAAAAAGCGCAGCAGTAATCCGGGCGGCCATTGAAATTATACGGGCCAACATATCGACAAAACTTGTAAATGCTGGTATAATGACCTCAATCATTGGTTGGGCGAGTGTCAGGAGAGCCCCTTTTAGGCGTGCAATAGATGCTCTAGCCTCGTCATTTGTTTTGATGACTTTCCCCATCCATTCACGGAACTTCGCAAGACCTTGTGTAATGACCGTGAATACAAGCGCACTTCTGATAACTTCACGCATGCGAGAGGAAAATTTGCTTGCGCTCTTTTGCGCTCTATCTACTGATTTTGCCATTTTGGCGGCGGCAGGGCCGGACTTTGCCATGTTCTGCTGGAGCCCTCCGGCTTCCTCTTTTGCCAGGTTCAACTTTCCTTCTAATCCAGAAATTTTGGAATCATAATCTGAAAGCGCTTTTTCAGCCTGCCTCCACTCTTTCTCAATTGCGTCAACCTTTTCTTGTTGCTTTTTCAATTTGGAATCGACCATAGGCCTGTCAGAATAGGCACGCATATAGTCATCAGCGGACGAACCAGGTTTCATGGCGGCATTGATAGCATTCTGTTCGTCCTGGAGCATGGATAACTGCTTCCTGGCCTCCTCCAACTCCGCATTTACAACGTTGAGGTTTTCTACTAAAGGAAACCTTCCCTGCTTTTTGGACGTAAGTTGATCTTCGAGCGATTGGATTTTCTTAGCAAGCTGATTCAGCTCTTTTTGTGCTTTCTTATTGTCAATATTGGTTTCAATGACGATGGAGCCGTCAGCGGCCACATTAAACACCACCTTGATAGGAGAGATTTACATTGGAAGGGTACAAGGAAATCATTATTACAAGAGAAAAATCGCCGTGGGGATGCGCTGTCGACTTCACGGTGCTTTTGGATGATAAAGTGGTTGGTATTTTAAGAAACGGCGCAACCGTTTCTGCATACGCTCAAGACGGACCACATACGCTTTCGTTCCAAAAGGGGCGTAAAATCGACTGCTCAATTTCAATCCTCGTATCGCCGGATGACACTGCAAAAGTTGTAAACACAGCAATATCTGGATCACACCTCGTAGTTGAGAGTGAATACGCAACAAATACGCCGCAGGCAGCCGTATTTGATACAGAAAACAACCCAACAAACCGGAATAGACGTGTTAAAAACAATGTTCTATTCGCCGTTGTAATTATTGCCGCTGTTCTTGCGGCTGTTGCCGTTACCTTTGGCGGACGTTCTGCTAAACCATCAAATTCCGGTTCCAATGGGCCAGCGCAAAACGAACTTGTCAACCAGCAGACACAGCAGCCAGAACCATCCGAGAAAATAGATGAAAACAGTGTCGGCATTGATGGAACGCTAAATGCAGACCGATTTGACCTGTCGATTGTGGATATAAAATGGACAACCGCTCTTGAAACATCGCTCGGCACAATAGAGCCGGAAGATTCAGGAAAGGGGCTATTGTGTGTAATCTTTTCTGCAAAGAACACAACGGAAAATGTTCAAAATGTAGCAAACATTGGCTTTAATGCTTACGCCGATGGGCGAAAGGTGTTGCCGAAGGTCGTTGTTGGCACCGTAGATGATGCGGTGGTATTTGTTGGTGCTGTTTCTCCTGGTATGGAAATTGTCGGGCATGTTGTATGGGAACTTCCAGACGATTGGGAGGAATTTCAAACATCTTATATCGATCTTGGAAGTGCCAGAGACAGCAAACAGCACTTTACAATTCACAGGGAAGATATTAATTAGTTATAAGAGCCCCCGCTACCTCATATCGAGATAGCGGGGGCTTTTTTATGCCGTCAGTTCTTTTGTTCCATCCATCCCAGGCAAGCACATCTGCCCAGTGATTTGACGGTTAAAGGAAACCGGGACCGGGATGTTCCAGGTTGCGAATACGTCTCTTGTCATAGCGCCCACCTCCTGGGGCGTACTGCCCATGTCCAGCATCACTCGACGGGTAATTCGGATCAGGTTTGCAATGGCGTTGGGAGATACCTCCGGGGCAATGCGGGCGGGTGATTTTAACTGCTCGTTCATCTTCTCAAAGGCCGTGACGTAGGCCGCTGTAAACAGTACGCCTTTTTTGCCTTGCATTTTGTTTGCAATCATGTCACAGCCCTTTTTGGTGATT